CCGATTCTTCCGCCTTGAGCATAAGCTGTTGTTGCTGATGCTGGAGGTAAAAATCTTAAATCTGAATCTGATCCTGTTAATGCTCTACTACTAATGTCTGCAATATTAATTCCTGGTTGAGCTGGAAGAGTTTCATCTTTACGAGTTGCTTTATCTAAAGCTCCTATTCCTAAACCTATTGCAAGAGGTTGTTTCCAATTAACTTGTTGACCACCAATGTCGCTAGGTGTGCCTAGCCAATTTGCAAAGTTTGAACCTGTTATTAATCCTGTTATATCACTTGCAACATCTCCAATTTTTCCTGGAATTGCTGCTGCACCTGTTAAAATGTTACTAAAAATGCCACTCTTTTTATCGTCAGTATCAGTACCTTTTGTAGCATCTTTTAAAAGATCTCCTATCCAGTCTTTTCCAGCGCCTTCTTCTAATGAACCTATCTTGAATGGAAGTCCCCATTGATTTAATGCAAGACCAGCTATCGCTGTTGATAAAATAGGGTTCTCTTTAATTTCATTTGGAATTAAATCGTCTTTAATTTTATCAACTAAATTACCAAGAAAATATCCTGGTCTATTTTTAAGTCCTGCAATACCACCACCAGCTAATAATTGTTTTCTCTTTTGAGTGTATGTAGAATTAATTGGACCTCTAACTTCAGCAGGTCCACCTTGAGCTGCAGCAAACGGTGATTTAAAATATTCATCAATTTCTAATATAGGATATCCAGGTTTTCCTTCTTCCATCCCACGTCTATAATCTTCATATTCCATAATCTCTTCATCGCTATAACCCTTACTTTTAGCTATAGCTATTCTTTTTTCTTGTGGAGATTTAGGTCCTTCGTCACCTGTATATTTAATATCTGGTGCACCTGTTTCTAATGATGATATTCCTGTTCTATCTATAGCCATAATTTTTATGTGTTAATTTTTTAAAGGCAGGAATTTCACCTGGGTTTATAATAATACTTGTTTTTTTCATGTAAATCAAGCCTATGATGTTACTGTTCTAGGTTTAATTTCAAGCGCAGATAATACGACATGTAATCTATTAGCCGTTGCTGCGGTTACTTTTATCACTTCACTTTCTGCAACCACTAAAGGTTGAGATAGCAATTCTGATGTTCCATTAGCAGATATGGATTTAGTCTTAAATAAGCTAAAAACAGCGTCATCTGTGTCCGTTATAGTCACTGTTATAGTATCAGCATTACCAGAATCCTCAGATACTAGTATTGATTTTATAACAGCTGTAGTAGCTGATGGTACAGTGTACAATGTAGTAGCACTATTACTAGTTAAATCCTTCTTTTTGTTTACAAATGTATTAGCCATTATGCCATAAAGAAAGCTTCTGCTTCCGCCTCATCTTTTAAATCCTGTTGAAAGGATGTGTTTAATTTCTGTACTATACTATCAACATCTCTAACAAATGATTGTTGTATCTGTTGATCATATTTCTCTAAAGGTTGTGTTAATGATTGTACTATTCTAGCCATGTAACCCCGCTAATCCACCTTTAGCTGCCATCATTTTTTGTGGATCTACTAAAAATGATTCCATTTGTTTACTGATATCTATAAGTCTATTTAATTGATTATCATTTAATTTTTGTCCATTATATTCACCTGATTCTATTACGCTGTTTAATTCAGCATATCTTTTACGTAAAAGATTAAGTTGTTCTGGTGAAAATTTTTGAATGTTTTCTTCTATTATATTTTGAGGTGCTTGAGCCTGCATAATACTTTCCTTTCTTCTATCATTTCTATCGTCCTTAGAAGTAGTATTAATAGTTTTTATTCTTTTTGGTGTTGTTAAATTATTTATTAAAGTTTGCCTAGTATCTTTTGGTATAAGTCTTTTTGCTGTTTGGTATTGTCTGAAAATATTATAAGGTTTAGCAAATGCAGTTCCTGCTAATAATTGTGGAGCTACAATACCTAATCCTATATTTTTTATAGTTTTTCCTAAACCAGTATCAAAAAATTTAGGTTTTTCTACAACAGGTTGTGGTCTAAAAAACTGACCATAATCTAGATTTTGTTGTTTTTTTCTAAGGTCGGTTAAAACTTCTTTAACCGTAGGCCCTTGATGTAAATCTGTTCTTTTATTTAAATCAGCAATTTCCATTGCATCTTCTAAACTTGTTATTGCTGCTTGTTCTTTTTTATCTTCAGCAACTTTATTTAAAACTTCTTTAACCGTAGGTCCTTGATGTAAATCTTCTCCACGAGGTGTAGGTGTAGGTTTAGGTGCAGTATATTGTTGTGCACTGTATTCTTGTCTACCACCTCCGCCGCCAGATTCTTGTCTACCACCTCCTCTGTCAACAGGGCTTGTGTCTCTACCCATAGTATCGCCACCGTATCTATAATTAATTCTTTTTTCTATCATTATCTTCTACCATCTGGTTGTATATCTAATCTAAAAGTTCCAAGCTTCCAGTGTTGTCCAGTACTTGTATTGTCAACTTTTAAAGCTATTGATCTTGCTCTAGCTCTTGTATCTATTTTAGTTGTAGTTGTTGAAGATGTAAATGGACCCAATGAAGAACTAGCTTCTGAATCTGTTGGATAATTTTTTAAATTTAAAGTCACTCTTGCATTTCCAGTTTGAGTTAAAAAATCTGGAAGTACTCGTCTAATTTTCATTACGTATTCACCATCACCTCTTAAATCTGCTCCACCACCTTGTGCCATTGATATGTCAAAATCCCCAGACTGAATACTTGCTTGAATAGCAGTTGTTGCTCCTGCTTTAATTTGATCTTGTCCTGTTTCGTGTTCAAAATAAGTTGTAACACCATCAGTGTTGCCAACTGTTGAATCACTCGTAGCACTTGAATCATATTCAGTACCATGAGGTTTTCCAAATATAGACGAATCAAACCAAGTACTTCTTGAAAGTGAACTTGTAGTCCATACTGGACGCTCTGGTGTTGAATCCATAAAGTTATATGTGACTGATCTATTATTAGATGCAGCACCACTACCTGGATAAAACCATGTGACTTCACCAAACAAGTTATTTAAACCTGCATAGATATGGTTTTTAGGAACGGTGTTAATATCATCATAAACATAGTCCTCAACTAAACATGCTAAAGATTCTAGTTTACCAGTATATCTAAAGAAACCATTCTCTGACATCCAGTAAGCAGAACCATCAACCTCGACGGCTGCATTCTTTCCAATCAATCCACAGTTTGTTCCAACTTGTTGAAATGAAAAAGTAAAAGGAGCACCAACAAATCTCATAATAAATAAAGATGTGTCAGTCCAAACGTAAATTGCATCTCGACCTCTTATCGCTCCCACGATCCGTGTTCCATCGGCCAGTCTTTGTGTACCAGCTGTGTTGGTTGCTGAAGGTGCCCAAGAAGTTGAAGCATTAATCGATTCTTGATCCGACCAACGTATGTACATGTCATCTTGTGTTGATGTAGTTCCAATTGTAGTTTCTGTTCCAAAACAAACTAAGTGTCTATCTGGTGTAGATACTAAAGTTTGTACTGCTGCTGTTGGCGCATTAGAAATAATAGTTGCTCGTGTTGATGTCGCACCAGTTGCATCTGAATCCCATTCAAAAGTTGCACCATCCACGATAGTTGCAATCAATTTATTTCCATAATTGTCCAAGGTCCATAAACCAGGAGCCGTTACAATATCACCTGTTTGCGATGCACCCCATTTTGTATAATCTGATGCATTGGTTACAGTAGCTGCATCAGAATGTGATGCTGCTGTTGTATTATCTGAACCTCTAGTTAAACCTGATAAAGTTCCTGTTCCTGTGGTATTTGATGTATAGGCAATTCTTTCATCGTTTATTAAAACAGTTCCTGAAGCTGGAAAACCTGTTGAATCATCTAGAACAATACTAGATGAACTTGCAGTTAAAGCACCATCTAAAGTAGAACTAACCGCGCCTAATGAAGTACCGCCCCATAAACCTAATCCCCAACCAGCTGCTGATTCTTCAACAGCAGGTCCAATTGAATAAAAATGTTTAACTCTTATTCCACCAGAAGTACTTGCTCCTGATCCTGATTCAGCTGATCCCATTTCAATTGTTAATGTTGTTGAACTTGGAACTGTTGTTACCATAAAATTAGTATCATCAAAATCACCAGAACTAAAATTAGAATTAGTAATAGCAGTAAAATTATCTAAACGGATAATATCGTATTTAGATATATTGTGATCAGATGAAAAAGTTAATGTAACCGTTGCATCACCATTTGTTGTAGTAAAAGCATTAGTTAAAGTTGTTGTAGATTTAAGAGGAGTAATATCATAAAATGCTCCTCCCGAATATACATATAAAAATCTGTTTGTGCCTAAAGCTGCGTATTTAATACCTGATGCATTAACAAAATGGTGTAGTGCAGTATTTCTACCTGTAAGAGTAATATCTCCTAATTGTGCCCAGCCACCTATTTTTTCAGGAGTTCCATATCTAAAACGAACATAGTCTCCACTTCTCCATTGGCCCTCGCCACCCGTTGCTGTAACTTGTTTGTTAAATCCTGGTTGTATGTTAATTTTCTGTAGCATAATTATCTCGCGTTAGCTGGTACTCCATTAGAATTTACGAATGGTTGTTCTGCAAATGCCCAGTAAACATATTTTTGATCATCTGTATTTTGACCAGCATCTGTTGTAATAACCTTAAATCCATTTGAAAGTAGGTCTACTCTATTTACACCACTTTCTGCAGCAGAATCATGTGGTTGTAAAAGATCATTGTCTCCATTAAATCCTTCTCTTTCATTGTCTTGTAGTTGCCAACCTTGAACTGCTGTGCTTTTTTGTAAAACAAAAGCCGGACGAAAGCCGGTGTAAACGAACGGTCCATTGGCATTTCCGTTGCCGGTATAGGATCCAAATTTTGAAAATCCCTGTTTTTCTGCAAAACAGTAGGCAACAAAAGTTGTACCATCATTATTTACATCATTAGTATTAACAGCAAATACAGTAGATGTTGGTGCTGTATTGGTCCAAGTACTAGTATCACTTCCAAATGCTTGTGTTGTGTCTAATCTTAAAAACCCACCCCAACCATTACTATTATGTCCAACAGTCCAACTATCTGATGAGTTTCTTCTTTTTATAAAAATTGTTGTTGGTGCAGATCCCAGATTGTGAGCTATCGAACCTGAACTGCCTGTGCCGGTATAGGTTACAATACTAAAACCAGAAGTGGAATTTGAGCTTCCAGCACTATCTATAGTGCCAACACTTGTTGCACTTGCGTCATTGGTAAATGATGTTCCAGCTTTCCAGCACCAAGCTACGTATAAATCTGAACTTTTATTATATGGATTGCCATCAACAGTAAAACCATCACTTCCAAAAGCTGTTACTCCTGCAGAGCTAAGATCACTTTCAGCACCATCTTCATCAGCAGTTAAAAGATTTGTTGTACCTCTAACAGAATCAAACAAAAAATGATTATAAGTATCACTTCTACTTTTACCCCAAACAAAATCAGGTTGCATATTTGTATCAGTATCATTAAAAGCAACAGCATTAGAACTTCCGGTTCCGGTCCATTTCTGGACTTTAAAATATGCTGATGGATCATCTATTGTTGTATAAGCTGCCATTTATCCTCCAAACTCCGCAAGATTTTTTGTACATAAGCTATAAAATCCAGATGGTGGAGCATATTCAAAATTTCCATAACCATTAGCATCTGCGTTTCCTGATGAAATTGCAAATCCAGTTGGTGGAGAGCCAAAATTCATTAAAGCAGTAGCGCCAGAATGATAACCAGAAAATCCTGGAAGTAACCCATAAGCCATATCTTCAGCAGAAATAGCTTGTGCTTCATTTGAATCATTTGCAGGGTCTCCAGAACCTAACCAAGTTCCATTTTTACCATACCAAATTTTTCTTGAACTACAATCTATTGCTACCATTATAATATCATCAAATGTCCAACAATAACCAGATCCTTTATTTACGTTAGTGGCTGAATCTGTATATAATTTGCCATTACCATCTGAAGCAGCATATAAAGTATAACAATCAGCTCGTTCAAGACCTCCATTTTCTCCTCTACTAAAATTACTTTTTGCAAAACCTACAATTTGATCAATAGTACCAGAACCTGTAGTTAAATATTCATAATACCATTTTCCACTAGTAATTCCAATAGTTCCAAATGTATTCCACCAACCATCTGAACCTGTTGTTATGATTAGATTTCCTTCAGAAAAAGTATGAGAATCAGTACCTGTGGTATCTGGCGCTATGCTATTATTAGTACAAAAATTATTTGTGCAAGTATCAATGCTCTGGTCTGTTGCGGCTAGATTAGTTGAAGTTAAATCATTATTATTTCCTGATACATCATTACCTAAATCTGAACTGTCTTCAAAGTCAAGATAGTACCCATTCGTACCGAACGTGAGTCCACTAACATCCTTGGGCTTCCATATCCTTGGGCTGTCAGAATCGTATTCACCGAAATCGCTGGCAGCATATTGAGTTCCATCAATCCAACATACTTCTGCTAAATAATCATCTATATAACCTGTTGTATAACCTCTCCAACCTATATATTGTGCTCTACCACTTTTATTAAACATTGTATCCATATCTTCTGCTGGATAAGCATCAAAAGCTTTTTGAACACCATTAACATATCCTTTTAATCTGTTCGCCGCTGTTCCCTGTGTTGTATCACAAGCAACTACGAAGTGCATCCAGGCGCTGGGGTCCCGAAATCTCATATTTGTACTATTATCTTGTAAGGTACAAGTTGTCCAACCACTTGCACCTGGATTAAATCCTACTGAAAATTGATCACTAGCATCAAAATAAATAGAACTTCTTGATCCACCTGAACTAACTGCATAAGCTCTAACAGTTCTTTGGTCTGTAGTTATTCCACACATTTTAATCCAAAATGACAAAGTCCATTTTTCAGCGCTTCCATCGCCTGATGGAGTTATTGCTAATCTCGCACTATCGTCATCATTAAATCTACATGAGTTGGCTACTTCATAACCAGTTGGTAAAGCTGAAGCTACATTACCTGATAAAATTAAAGGCATTAGCTCTCCAGTGTTGGTAGTTCACCTAATGGTCGTGTAACTGATCCATCCTCTTGTTCTGTGTATGTGTATAAAGTTTCAAGAGCTGGTGTATCACTAGCATTAGTAATAGCTGTTTCTTGTTCAGCAGCTTTTGTTCTTACTGCTGCTCTATGATTTGTAATAGATGATGGTACTGCTGTTCCAGCATCTGCTTTTCTAGTTATGTACCAATCAGTATCTTGTAATATTCCAGCAGCTTGTTTTTTAACTGTTCTAATTAATCTTGTTTTTAAACCTTCTATTCTAACAGTATTAGTATCAGCACCATCTGGTGCTTGACCAACAAGTGAAGGATCATCTATTTGTGCTTGTGTCCATTTGGTATCTGCATGAGCTTTAGCTGTAGCATCTCCATATGAACCTGTAACTTTACCACTTCCAAAAGCATAAGTAATATTAGTATTTACATACCATTGCTCATCTTTCTTTTTAGAATTATCCATTTCTACTTCATAAATACCTTTAGCTTCTAGTTCAGACTTGCTCCATAATTCAAATATTTTTCTTGAATAACGAACATCGCCAATAACTAACCCTTTTGGGTTATTTATAAATTTTGTAATTGATCCTGATTCTACTAATGCCCACATATTATCTCCTATTAACTCTCAGCTAAATTTAATGTTCTACCTACTTCTTGCCAAACTGCTCCATTGTACCGGAATACATGGATGTCAGTTTTACCATCTGTCGCTGTTTCCGTTGCTTCAGTTGACGCGGCGAATTCAAAAACGGTGTTCCAACCAATACTATGAGAACCGTTATAATTAATTTCTACACAAATAAATGCACCTTCAACTGCATTACTTGGTGCAGAGAAAGTCGTATTTTCTGATGTTTGATGGTATGCGTTTGGTTTATCGGAAGCATCCCAAGCAACTGCATTCGACGATGAAGTAATTGCTTGTTGAGCTACATTAGCTGCAGCACCAAAAGTAGCTATACCACCCGCTGACATATCTAAAGTTAAAGCTGTAACACCTGATCCACCATCATCACCTTTAAATATAATATCTTTATCTTGAACTTTAGCTTCTATAATAACATCACTAGAAGAATTATGTATACGAAGCATTTCTGTACCATCGTCTTCGTAGATAATTCCACTTGCAGCTGTTCCAGCGTCTAAAGTAATTCCACCTGCAGATTCTATATTAATAGAATCAACAGCTGTACCATCAGATACAACATCTAAATCTCCATCTGCGTTTGAGCCTACAGTTAAACCTGTATCTCTAAAACATAATTTATTTGCTGAATTTAAAGTTAATCCTGTTCCATCTGTGTGAGTTAATGTTGTATCATTATCAGCACCAAATCCTAATACAGCAGAATCACTATCTAATTTTAAATCATTACTAACTAAAACAGCAGTAGAAGCAGTTAAATCAATTGTTGCCTCTCCAGCAACAGTCATTACACCATCAGAAGATTGATTAATATATGTTGCTGCGTCACCAAATGTAAGTTTACTTGTTGAGTTTAAAGTTAAACCTGTTCCATCTGTGTGAGTAAGTGTAACGTCTTGATCATCACCAAATTTTAAAACTGCTGAATCAGAATCTAAAGATACATCATTATTAAATATTGCAGTACCTGCATCTGACATATCTAATGTTAATGCTGTAATATCTGAACTACTATCTGTTCCTTTAAATATAATATCTGTATCACCAGCTTGTGCATCAATTGTAATATTTCCTGAAGAAGTTGCAATTGTTACAGCTCCATCTCCAGCTGAAACATCATCTGCTGCTACACTAACACCACTTTGAAAATATGTTTTTAATGTTGTGACATTAGTCATTCTCATTGTGCCACCATCATTTACAAGTAAACCATCTCCATCTGCAACTGCTGTAGTACCTCTTGAAGTACCACCATCTATTAAATTAATTTCTGCTGCTGTAGCTGTTACATTTGTTCCACCAATGTCTAATGTTGTTACTGAAATTTCGCCTGCAACTGTTGCAACACCATCCGCTAATGTAATTAAATCTGTATCATCAGTATGACCAATGGTTGTTCCATTAATTAAAACATCATCAATATCTAATGAACCACCAGTAATTAATCCTGTAGTTGTAATTGTAGATGATCCTGTATCAATATTACCAAATCCTGAAGTAATTGATCCAGAATCTAAAGCACCTGTTGTAACAATACTAGAACTTCCTGCGACTGCACCATAAATTGAACCAATAGCTGTGCCATTAATTGTAATAGCATCTGCTTCTAAAGTCCCATCTATATCTGCATTACCAGAAATATCTAAAGTAGCTGCGTCTAGTTCACCTGATAAAGTAATGTTAGTAGCGCCAGTAATAGCACCATCCATTGCAATAGCACCATTAATATCAATTGTTGTTGCAGCAATTTGTATTTCTGTGTCTGCTACTAAATCCAATTGACCATCTGTAGATGAATTAATATATAAACCAGTATCTCTAAAAAGAAGTTTGTTAGTGCTATTTAAAGTTAACCCTGTTCCATCAGTATGTGTTAAAGTTGTATCTGAATCTGCACCAAAACTTAATACAGCAGAATCACTTAATAATTTAAGATCATCACCAAGTACCGCATCTTTTGCTACAGACAATCCACCATCAGTTTGTAATGATCCATCTGTTGTAGAAGTTGCTTCAGTAGTATCATCTGTTTTTACAATACCACTAGCTGTAACTGTAGTAGCAGTTAATGCTTGTGCAGCAATCGTGCTACCTGCTTGTGCAGTAAAAGTATTTGCTGTAATC